GGGATAATCTTAACCATACCGGCAGCGCCGTTGATCAAGATACCACGGAAGCCGATCTCTGCAGGACCCTTCAAGTCAACGTATTGAACCTTAGAACCAAGAGCTTTTTCAAGCGCCGAGTACGAAGCGTACGATACGAACATGTGGTCAGGCTTTCCACCCTCACGAGCGATTAAGCTGGTTGCATCAATAACAGCCTCTTCAATCGACTGAGCAGAACCATCGTAACGGTTACCACCCAAACGAACAGTATCAACCGAGCGGTCAACACCGAAGAACGCAGTTGCACTTGGAGCAGCAGCAGGAAGCCATGCAGCCAAGCCTTTGATTTTAGCGTTAACGTCGCCTTGTACTAGCAAGTAGTCGTTAGCTGCCCATGCTGCAGGAGAACCAGCAACACCAGCAATCGAGGTAGCCGATACAGTTACAGTGCCAGCAGAGCGGTTAACGGCAATCACGTAGCCAAGAGCTGCACGAGGAGTGCCGCCATCGGTAGCGTTAGCTTGCAATACTTGGTTGATCTCGAATTGAACAACATCGTTAGGATTGCTAAGGGTGATAACACCTGTAGAAATCGAACCTAGTTGACCAATCGAACCAGTGCCGCTGCGGTAAAGAGCAGAAGCCAAGGACAAGGTAAGCGAGCGCATAGCACCGTCAATTACTACCTTGCTACCTTCCAAGAACGCCATTTGGTCAGTCTTAGAAGCAAGCATGGTTTGGTTGTCGATAGTAGCAATCGAATAGTCTTGGTTGCGGGTTAGCAAGAAGCTCTCGATTTGCGCAGCCGATTGGTTAGCCAATGCAGTAGCGAAAACAGCAGAGCGGCCTTGCGACGCTCCAGTAATGATAGGTACGGGCTTGTACTTACCACCGAAGTCCGTTTTCTTCGGAATCATGGCAAGCAAAGGGTTATCAGCGTAAACGAGGTTTTCAACAACCTGACCATCATACAGCTCTTTTAGGGCTGCATTCATGGCTGTGAGGTCTAAGTAAGTAGACGAAGTCATGTGTTATCTCCAATTAGTTAAAGTTAATTTTATGAGTTAACTACTTGCGTGGAGTAACGATGCGCTGACACGGTTGCGCTGCATTCACATGACAAAGCGGGCGCACCAAGTCGTTTGATGCGTCCTATTAAAAGCCAATTAGTCCTAATTACTTAGCTTGTAGAGCAGCCATAGCGCGCTTAAGCCTGTCGCCCTCAGTCTTAGGAGGTAGGATGCTTGGAATGGAGCTCGATAGCTTGTTGGTAAGGGTCATCGACTTAGAAGCGGCCTGTTCGTCTGACTCCTTAGCCTTGGCCTCACCCTCTTTAATAGCCTCTGCCTCTTCAGGTCCCAATGCTTTGTAGGCATCACGAACCATCTTAACTAAATACTTCTCTACAAGGTCGGTGGCCTCATCTTTAGACAGCACCTTACCTGGCTTAATAGTATTGCCATCCTCATCCTTCTCGGATGTCTCTTGGTAGTATGTCTCAATGGTCTCGAATATTAGGCTCGCGTCTGTATCAAGGAGCGCAGTCATCTTGTACTTGTCCTTGTACTGCGTGACGTTAGCCTTGAGCGCTTCCTTAAAGTCAGAGATGGCCTTTGTCTCTTGCTCTTTAGAGCGGGCTTGAGCGGCCTCTTGGGCTGCTACCTCTTTATCGACTACAGACTTCTTAAAGTCCTCTAGCTCTTGCTTTAGCTGCTGAGGCGTAAGCTCACCACCAGAGATAAGGCGCTCAGTCATTCGATTATACTCAGCGTTAGGGTCCTTGCCTTTAGCTTTCAAGTACTCAAGCGGGTCCTTATCCCAAAGGTTATCCCTATCCTCTAGCTCTTTAAGTCTAGCCTCACGCTTAGCAAGTTCCGCTTCCTTCTCTTGAACAGCACGCTTCTTAGCAACGATGTCCTTTTCCTTCTTAGCCAAGTCGTAGAGCTTTGGACTTACGTCTACATGCTTGGGCGCCTCTCCCTCTGCTGGGGCTGCTAATGGGGCCTCTGTTACGGGCATTGCTTGCTTAACGATACCGCTAACTACGGATGTTTTATCCATGACTTACTCCTATGGTTTGTAAAATTACTGGGGAAGATTTGGAAGCATGTCCGATACTGGAGGTGCCATAGGAGCAGCTTGGGCTCCCCCTGCCATTGGAGCGGGTGCCGTAGCTTGTTCGGCCTTAGCTTTTAGCTCTTGTACCTGGCTATTGAACAAACGGAGCATCTCCATTTTATCCTCAGGTACAACGTCTCTCTTGCCCTGCGCTATGTATTCGAGGCTGAGCTCTTGTGCTAGCTCCAAGTTGTCGTAAGGGTCTGGGGGCGTGTACTCCCCATCCTCAACCATGGCCTCTAGGATCTTATGGAGGTAGTCCTCTTCTGCGGTCTGTAGGTCATCGGTAGCTTCCAAGTCTGGGAAGTCGAGTAAGCGCTTAGCTGTTCTTTGTGTATAGAAGCCAGCCTGTACATACTCTTGAACGGTCTGTAGGCGGCCTGACGGGTCATTAGGTAGGCTAGAGACGGGGTAGGCTTTCAAGATAAAGGAGTCGTCAGGTAGGTCAACCTCGGACCACTTAATCGTCTCAATGAACTTCTTGCCTGGCACGTTGATGCTGTAGCTCTTGTCGTCGGCATAGATATCCTTGGCCACGCTAACGCTAAGCATTGATAGCTGTAGGTGAAAGTCCTCGTATCCCTGCCCCACCATCATGAAGCGCTCTGTCTCAATATCGTTGTATTCCCTTAAGGCTTTACCAGAATTCAGGCCAGCAGGTTTCTGTGATGAGGCCGATAGCTGTGAGATACCGGCTTGCTCGTAAGCAGCGTTTTTCAGCGTTTGCAGATGTTGATATACCTCAGGAGGTACGATGGGTGGGACTAGGTAGGTGGGCTGCTGGCCTGAGTAAGCGATAATAGAGCCAAGGTCGTTGGATAGATGCTCCTTAACAATCTTGGAACTATTCTCCACAAATATCTTAAAGCTACCAGCTAGGTGCATACTGCGCTGAATCACCCACAGAAGCTTATTTATCTCTAACTGAATATTTTGAATGCTCTCAGCAAGCGACATACCCCAGTAACCACGAGGTCTACGGCTCCAGGTCATCTTGGCAAAGGGGAAGAAACTCTTCTCGTACTTCTCTTTAAAGAGTACCTGGTTGTTGATGCTGATTACATGGAGGCCGTCGCTTGCATCCTTACCACTAGGCAAGTGCCAGCTCTCAGCAACAGTAATGCGGTCCGTAATATGTTGATGCCCTGCAATGATTAAATCACTAACAGCATTGCACTCAAGTATTGCCTTTTTATGGCTTGGAAACATATCAAGAAGCACGTCGCGGTCGATATCCTTAACCCTGTGCATTTGTCGTGGGTCCCCATGCTGCCCGTCAAGAAAGTCCACGAATATCTCAGACGGTAGAACGCGCTCGTACTTAACCTGACCGTCCTCTGCATATACATGCACCATGCCATCAGCGAAGATACAGGCATCCTTAAACGCCATCGAAGCGAGCTCACCTATCTTATTCTGATAGAACACGCCATCAACGAACTTGGTAAGCTTCTTAGCCTTCCGCTGCATCTTGTAGTCCCCACCACTCGTCAGGAATAGGGGCTTCGGTTTGTTCTTAGCAATCTTGGCGGTGATGGTGTCAATCGTGCTTTGAACCACGTTGTAGCTAATGCGGTCTTTAAGCGTGTTCTGGTTACCGGCTACCTTAGACACGCTTAGGCCATTGATGCCCATAATGTCAGCGTTACCGTAAAGACGAATAGAGGTCTGGTACTGAGTCTGACGCTTACCATCGAAGTCGTTAATAGTTTTAAGGACTCCCGCTATTCCCTGGCATAGTTCGTCTAGATTCTGTGCGGTCCACCAGCGACGGTTGAAGCCCTGCTCTTCTGTGTTGGGTTCGCCGTTAAAGCTCTTGTAATCAATCTTCTTAGCCATTAGACGGCCCCTTTACGTTTAGCGCGTAGCTCATCGAAGTATTCAGTTGACGAAAATAGTAGCTCATCGTCGGGTGGCATCCCCCTCTCCCTGCAGCTCAGTAAGGCTTTGGAGTGTAACGTCTGGAACCAATTTTGGTTTTGAGTGTTTGATTGGCTCATCATTAAAAGCGAACTCAATTCCGTCGGCTTTAAGACTTTTTAGGCCATTCTTTTTTGCGAGTTTTATGAGTAAAGCTACTGTTTTTGGGTCGATTTCCATCAATAAAAGCCGATTTGTCCTAATTTCTAGAAGAAATCGGAATCGTACTTTTCAATCGGATTGCCCCATGGGTCGTCATCCATAGGCTGTATAGATAGGGCTGCCTGGCGCTCCATTTGCTCTTCCTGCTCTTTAAACCAGGGCGGCGTGTTGGGCTCTACCTTCTCTTTGGCGGGTTCGCTTAACCAATGCAGGGACTCCCTAAAGGCATAGAGTACCGCGTCACATATATCTGAGTGGAATGCTGCGCTAATTACTTTCCTATCTGGCTTGCTCTTATCTAAGTCCCATTCAACGAGTAAACAGTCTTGAGCAAACGCGGAATCAGGCTTAGCCATAAACCTTTGCGTGCGCATGGAATCGTTTAGCAGCTCTATAAATTCGTGTTTTCGGACCTTTTCGGCGGCTTTTATGGGTATTGAGTGCCGTTTTGTTATCTCTTCGGCCACTTTTTTACCTAAACCGCCAGTGTCCATTACCACCTGGTCGGGGTCGTATTGCTTGAGTAGCGCCTCTATCTTTTGCGCAAGCTCAGTAATGCCCTGCTTCTTTTGTACATCCTCGTGTACCAGGAAGCTTTGGGAGCAGTTCCGATTGTAGGCAACAACAGCAATTGCGTCTGCATCCTCATGGCCGATGTCAACTCCGATAATGTAGCTCCAGGGAGTCGGCATCCTTGGTAGTTCTTGGTAGTTGTT